ATATCAAAGAAAAAGGGGAGTAGAGTGCAATACTCTAACTCCCCCTTTAAATTTAATAAGGAATTCTTATTATAGAGCTTCAATAGTTACATCAGCTGCACTTGCAAGAGCGTTAACCAATGTGTCCATATCTGCAACTGCACCAGCACCAGCTTCAACTGCAATAGTCAATAAGTACTGATCAGAATTGTGCATACCACTTGGGTTGTAAGAACGCGGAATGCTATGCAAAATGTTGTAAGTTTTGTACTCTGCAGTACGGCTTACACCAGTTAATGCAATATCATCCAAGATCTCACGCATACGTGGATCAGTTTGGAAGTCATCTTGAGCATATCTATTAGAAAGAATAAACTCACGAATAACTGACTCACCAAATCCTTCACCTTGCATACCAGCAACAATAACAGCATCTTGGAAGTTAGCAACACAGATGTCACCACTTTCATTTAATTCAGATACCAAAAGTTGTACTGGCTCTTTTTCAAAGTGATCCATTGGGCTGAATGAACAGTCACCAAATTTAGTATCAACATAAGCACCAGTAAGTACCAAACGTGCAGAAGCATGAGCACCAGAAGCAGAGCCTGCAGGAGCAGTTACTACATTCCATGCAGCACCGTCAAATGTTTCAACAGCAGCAGAAACAAATGGTCCTACTAGAGGCTCATTCTCAATTTGAGAAGCCATCTCCAATAATACTTTAGCTGGTTCAACAGTAGCACCGTCAGCACACTGAACAGTGTAGTCAGCTACAAAGTAAGAGTTACGTCCTAAGAAACGTAGAGCAGGAGAACCTTTAACATCTACACGTAGGAATACAGTTTCACCTTTAGTGAAAGTTTCAGCATCAGCAACTTCAATAGTTGCTTTAGAAGCTGTAGCACTCTTAGGCTCAACAGTCCAAATTTTAGAAACAAATTTTGGGTTGATACCTTTAGATTTTACAGACTCCTGGTAACCACCGTGAAATGGACCAAGCTTGTCTACACTGTGAAGACTACCTTGAGCCAAAGTGTAAAGACCGTTACCTGCAACAGCACCTGCTGCTACAGATTGGAATGATTTGTCCAACAATGCAACCTCACCTGCAGTAAGAGCATCTGAACCAGTACCACCAGCTACATCAACAGATCTAGCGATAAATACTTTTTTGTACGCATGGGGAAAATAAGCCATGATTTCAAAAATTTAATTATTAGAAAAGAAAAAAATTATTTTAAAAATAAAAGTTTGTACTTAGTACTATTAATAAGAGACTTAGCATCGTCTAGTACAGTTTGTATTGCTGTACACATTGTCATGCTATGTGCCTTACTAATAATAATATACAAATTATTTAAGTCATTTACAAAAGCTTCCACATTTTGTGGAATTTCTACTGGACTAGGATTTTTTAAATCCAACAACTGCTCATAATGTCCTTGTGCATCTTCAGCAATTTTGTCCATAACATCTGGTACAGCATCATAATACTCATTAAGAGCTTTGTGACGTGCATAAGAGCCTTCTCCTGTAACAGAAAGATGTAAAGCATGTGCTTGTAGGTTACTAACCATTAAGCCTACTACAACGTCTCCCATCAAGGCAATCTCTTCAGCTTTACTAGGAGCTTTACTACTGTCTACTATTTTCATTAGTTACTTCTTTCTGCTGATTGTGTTCCTCTCTGGTACTGAGTTATATTCTCAATATCACCTGCAAGAACAGATACAGCTTCATCAATTAAGATCTCTACAATGTCATCCTTAAATTCACAAGGGATATCTATAGTAGATTCTTGCTGCGTATAAGGATCTATACAACCCAAGATTTCAATCTTGACTGGTTGTCTGTAGTAAGTAATACTAGCTCTAGTAATATCAAACTTACCACCTGTATAAATCTTTACTCTATTACTCATCAAAGTACAGAATGTCTCAGACCATTCAAATGAAGGCTGTCTGTAAATATCACGTAAGAGTTGATCAGCATTTGCTTCTTCAGCTAAATAGACTGTCATCCCTCTTACAGGACAACAGTCATCTTTAGCATAAGCATCTACTCTCTTAAATTGCAAATAGTCTTCAGGAAGTTCCTCACTTCTAAAGTATTCTGGTTGATCAGTGCCAAAAAGAAGTTCCTGAGTTAGTAGGAGTTGTAAATCATCTACACGTCTTTTAGAAGACTCATCACCTTCTTTAAAGATATTATTACCATGTAGCTGACGCCTTACCCACTCAACTTGTGCTTTGTTAAAAGCTTCAACTATCTGCCAGCACTCAATGTTATCATAATCATTGCTAGCCAACTTGTTTAGCCTCTGTTTGATCTTCAGTTGTAGTGCTGCGTTATTCATCACCTTATTGTTTTACGCTGTGCGTGTATTATTAAATTGCCTCAACAAGGTTGGTTTAACTTCCACAAGCTTCACAATCCTCTGGGTTTTCTAGATTACAACTAGGTTGCTCTCTTTCTTCTAAATCTTTTACAAAATCTGCAAAAGAGTCATCTACGTCAAAGTCTTTTTCTGAAGCCATCAGTTATTATTATTTATTGATTCCACATATCTTCAACCTGATCCATGATAGTAACCATAAGATCCTGGTTAAGAGGGTTTTTCAAATGTTCTAAAACTTGATTAGGTGTTTTACCTAATGCAGTTCCAGTAGCCATATGGTAAATCAAACCATCTGGTTTAGTGCTGATAAATCTGTAGTAGTTAGCATCTTTAATGATAGCCTTAATACGTAGATCTTCAGTATTTAATCTAGCTGCTTCTAAGAACTGCTCAGCAGTCTTGCGCTTATTTTTCTCTACAGAAAGTCCGTTAATAAATGCATCCATGTTGTCATAGATAACATCATTAGGTGTAGACTTTTTGTATTGTGCAGAATTTGCATCTACCACTTTAGCAATCAAGAACATCTTCTTAGGAGACTTGTCAAATACTTTCTGCAATTCAGCAAGTGCTCTGTTACGAAGCTTCTTAACTTCTGTATTAGTAGAAGCAGTCTTCTCTACTTTATCTAGGAAAAACTTAGGAGGAGTAGGTCTGTTCTTAGCGTCATCCAAGTTTTTAGCTACAATAGAAAAGCCACCTGCTTCAATTGCATACAGCTTAATAAGATCATAAGGATCTTTATCTGGATCTAAGAATACTGGATCATTACCACATCTTAATGTGATTCTACCCCAGAAGTCATCATTGTCTGGTTTCAATAGAGTAACCTTATTCCAGAAATCCTCATCATCAACTTTAACAAAGTTTGATGCTAATTCTTTTTCTAGTTCAGATACTGCTTTTCTAATCTGAAGAACTTTAGCTTCTTTTTGATCAGGAGGTAGCATCTTTACTTCTGGTGCAAATTCATTAAGACCTGTTACGTATCTTTTTACACCATTGATTTCTAGACAAGCTAGTTGCTCTTCATGATAAACACCATCCATAAGAGATTGTCCATATCTCTCAAGACCCATGTTAGTCATTGATTCGTCAAAGAACGGTCTAATAGAAACCTTGTTGCTCTTACCTACTTGGTACTTTTCTACAATTGTTACACTCATAGTGATTTGTTGTTGGTTAATTAATAGTTGGTTTTAGTGTTATCACTACTATTAGGACCTGTTAAAGGCTGCAAACCTTTAGTTATGACTTACGATTCATAAACTGTGTGCGTACAACAGGTAAAGCATCAGAGATGCACGATAAGTTAAAGAAGTTAGGGGAAGATTTAACTCCTCCCCTTTCTCCTGTTTAATCATCTTAGAATGATCCTCCTGTTACAGGGTTTCTCATTACAATCTTCAATACCTTAGTTGCATCTTTAACCCAGATAGCAGGCATTGTTTGTGTCATGAATACACGGTATCCGTTGAAGTTTCCAGAAGACTGGAATCCTTGTGTACGTCCCATGTAATCCATAGTACCATTTTGGTAGAACCACTTCAATTGGTTATCCCAAGATAGTTTCAACAAGTGAATGTTGTCATTACCTGTCTCAGTGATATCAAACACTACAAAGCTGTAAGAGCTAAGTGGGTGACCATCAATAAGTGGGTTCTCAATATCATTAGTGTGTAGGTTATCAAACGCAGGGTTCAATACAAACTTAACGTTAGCCAAGAATGGAATAACGTAAGAAGTGTATGCAAAACCAAAGTCTAGATCCATACCACTACCTTTAACAGCACCAATATCAGAAGCGTTAAGTACCAAACCAGAGCTATTTACTTCTCTCTTGATAGCTTCATTAACAAGCTTCATACCACCCAAACCAGTTTGTACAATGATCTGACGTTTTGGGTCTGGTCCTTGTAGCTCTACACGTCCTTGGTAGAAGTTGTACAATTCAGACTTGAACATATCTAGTGAGAAACCAGACTTGTTGTATACTCTCTTGAAAGAGTTATCAAGCTGCTTCCACAAACCTACAGATAGACGTACATCATCTGGTCCATCTTGACGTACACGTCCACCATTACCCCACATGAGGTAAGTTTCCATATCCGTTGCAATCTTAGTTAAGTGAGCAGCTTCCATTGCAGTCATGAACGTTCTGTTCAATGAACCACTAGACATTGCTTTCTTAACATAATCCTTACCCATACGTGAAGCCATAGACTCCAATGAAGTAATTGCTGGATCAATATTCTTGTCAAAGTTTCTCCAGATCTCTACTACTGGTACAGAACCATCTTGGTTCAAACCACCTTTGATCATTGCATCAGCACGGCTAGATACACTGTAATGTACGTGAGCTTCAGCACCACCTACGTAGTTGTAGAACTCACGGAATCCTGATCCAAAGTCTCCTAGGTCAGAGAATCTCTCACCATATTCACCTCTTGCAGAACCTTTACGGAAAATCTTAGTACCTGAAGCCAAGTACTTGTTGGCCAAGAATTTAACGCTATCATTGTTTACTAACTGTACAGTGTAGATAAATCCATCTCCTGAAGGAAGAATATCTTCTGCAGTTACATACAATTCAGCACCGTTGTACTTGTCATAAGTTACGATGTCACCATGACCAAAAGCACGCTTATTAAGCTTGATTTTGAATGTTTGTCCATCTACACCTTTTTTTTCGTTAGCAGACTCAATGTCTTCTACGATGTAAGGTAGATCTTGAGTAACAGGGACTTGCCACTTATACTCACCTTTTGCATTGTCTACCATGATTGTATTCTTGCCACCAAAAGATGCCATCTGGTACAATGGCATCTCTACTTTTTGTGCCATTGCCCACATATCAACAGGACCCATATCAGTAGGTTCTGCAGATTTAAGCATGTTTACCAAGTGGTAAGAATCAACATGACTAGACGCCTTGTAATTAGTATCTCTTAAAAAGATACCGTTGTTAAGAACTGGTGTTGCCATTTTTGATTATTTATTATGGTTAATTAAACAGTTATAAAATTATTTATCTCTTGAAGAAATTCTTGCTAGGTCTTGGGATACCCCTTCTCTGACGTGGACTTTCTTCTTCTTGTGAACTAGCAGAGCCTAATCTACTATTTTGTTCAGTCTTTAATTGTCTTACAGTTTTCTCAACTGCTTTGTTTTTACCTACTTCCTGAATCTTACTCTTGTAACTATCAGGATCTGAAAGCAACCACAATGCTTCTGAGATCAAACCGTAATTAGGTTCTACAAACTGGTACTTCTCTAGAAGGTGAGCAAGCTTATTAACTTTCTTACCTGACACATAAGAATCATAGTTAGGTTGTACTAAACCTTCATATAATTCTGATTGCATCTTTCTATCTAGTTTCACACCAGAAATCTCACCAGGTTTTAGAGCATCATATACATTCTGCATGTAAGCTTCAGCAGCAGCTTCTTGACGAGCTTTCATGTTTTCTTGCTCTGCAATTCTCTGTTGTACAACCTGCTCTTGCATTTTATCAAGTTTAGGTTTACTTCTCAAAGCATACTGCTCTAGTTTACCAAGATCTTTAAGGTTCTCAATCTCATCATCTACTTCTTCAGCAGATGCTAATCCTGATGCAAGCATGTATTGTCTAGCAATCTCTTCTTGCCCTCTTTCTGATTCAACGTCTAATGATCTTACTTCTTCTGTAGAAGCTAACGCATTAAACAATCCTTTCAGATCCTGTCCACCATCCATTACATACTTTGCAGCGTATTGTAACTCCTCTGGTAATGTTTCAAAGAACTCTCTAGGTGTTTGCTCACGTATCTGTCTTTCACGCTCTTCAATATTAGCTTGAATAAGCTCTTGAAAGTCTTTAGCTGAATATTCATCAATGGGTTTATCATCATCAAATGGGATAATTAACTCATCATCAATCAGCTTACTGAATACATCAGTTACACCTTCTATTTTCTTTCTACCTCTTTTTGGTTTCTCTTCTTCTTCCTGATCTTCATCATCATCAGGAATTTCAAAAAGATCACCCAAATCTTCAGTACTTTCTTCTTTAGTCTCTTCAGAAGCTTCAGAACTTTCAGGTTCTTTACTTTCTTCTGATTCCTCAGAACTTTCTTCATCATCTAAGAAGGATAAGTCTACATCATCTGACTTAGCAAAGATGCTAGGCTTCTTATCTTCTTGTGTTGATACCATTGAATCACCTCCAGGAGCTGCATCAAAAATATCACTTAGATCAATATCTACCTGTTCTACAGTAGTTTGATCCTGTGCGTTGGTTGTTTCTTCTGCCATAATTGTTGGTTTTGAGTTTTATCTCACTATTAATATACGAAAGACTTTTATTTAAACCTTATAGATTTGCAAAAACTATAGTTTTAATAAAACAAATATCTCAGTATAAGGCTATACTTTTATAGCTTATTCTTTAACATCGTATTTATTCTTGTTTTCTCTAGCAATTTGCAATTGTTTGTCTGCAATTTCACGCTTAGTTTGAAGCTCCTCCTTCTTAAGTTGTAAGGTGTCTTTATGCATTGCAGTCTTAGCTAAACGATCTTCACGTTTAACATTCATCTGTTCTCTGTACTTATCAGTTTCTCTAATGTCTTTTAGAGCATCTTGATAATCAGAGACTTGGTTCTGATTAATATCCTGCATTGCACCATAACCAGCAGATCTAATCTCAGCTTGAACAATTCTGTTCTCACGATCTTTTTGATTTTCTTCTGCTTCAAACTGCATCTTCATCTGAGCTTCTTGCTGATTTGCTTGAATTTCAGCTTCTTTCATTTGCTGCATTTGTTGCATTTCAGCTTCCTTCATCTTACGCTGCTTTTCTTCAGACTCTTTTAAGATGTGGCTTACCTCTGCAATATTATCTGCTTTCAGAACATTACCTAAGTCATAGATACTTGCACCTGCTGTATTATTAGTCATTGCAAGTTGCTTAAGCTGTTCTAAGGTTTGTCTGTGATTTGTTTTAGTTGTAGCAAAAACATTTAAGTCTCTTAACAATAAATCAGTACCATTCATTTCAAAGTTAACTTTCTCATCTTCAGATGTTATGTACGAAAGTCTTACAGATGGTTTAGTACTATGATAGTATTGTGCTAAGTCTGTACGCATTTGATGTACTCTAGGCATTAAGTTATCACAATGCTGAATAAAGTATGTCTCTGTTTGGGCATAAGACTGATTCATAGAAGCTGTTACACCAGTAGCAGTTTCTTGAGATACAGGACCTCCTAGTCTTTGTGCATTAATACCAATAGATTCAAATGCTTGATTCTTAAAGTAATTAGCCAACTGTGTTCTACCCATCAAACGATTAGTCTGCTCAAGGTTTAGTACCTGATAGTGTTGGAAGTTAAGAGCATTCTCTGTATTAGTAATAGATGTATCAAGAGGAAGCATTTGGAAATCCTTCATTGCTACATATGCTTTAGCCAAGTTGTTCTTACCCCAGTCTTCTCCTAGTGAGTGACGTGGGATAGCATTCTGGTCAAGCATGATTACAGTACCTAGTTCATCTACTAGGATATCTGATATCTGATTATTTACAATGTTGTAACCAATCTGGTAAGGCTTCATTAAATCTACAAGAGATACAGAACGTGTATTTCTATCAGAGAATACAGCACCCTCTACAGGAAGCTTACAACCATAAATAGTATTGTCTCCTTTAAACTGGAATTGTAATCTACCTATTTCATTCTGATTGATACCTAAATAAATAGGATCAAATGCTCCATTAGGTTTCTGACCCCAGTATGCAGGATTATTAGGACTAATTTTTACACCACCCCAAGTTTCATTAATCCAAATCCAATCTACGTGTTCACCATAGATAAGAGTATCTTTAGTCTTTTGCTTTCTAATTGTAGTATTGTATAAAGGCTTTTCAGTAACCTTAAACGACTCATCTACAATATCTTGCATTATTCTACCATCTTCAAAGATCTTAGTTAAGTGACCAACACGTCTTTGAGACTTCCAGTAAATAGTAGATACTCTTAGTAAGTTCTTGTTACCTTGATCTAAGAAATCTTCTGAGTGACTTAATATATCACTGATAGTATCACCATTTCCTACAGGACCACCATAAGTAGAAATAAACTGACGGTATCCTAAAGATCCATTCTCTATACTATTCCACTCTGGTGATTTAGTAGCATCATAGAATGAACCGTCATTCTGTAAACCACCAATAGGATAAGCTGCTGCTCTGCTTGGATAAATGTTCTCAAGATCTTTCATTTGATCTTCAGTCATTAAGTATCCATACTTGTCAATAGCATCAGCAACACTCATCATGTCAAACTTACCAACGTAGTTACCTTGAGATATGTAACGTACATCAGGAGACTTATGATAGAACGTAAGAACTGGATTCCACAATTCTAAATCATAATCATCTTCATTCATCTTAAAGTGCCAGAACTCTCTATCTGTAATAAGCATATCACGGAAAGCACGTTCTTCTAACTCTTGCATTTTAAAACGCTCATCATCAACACGTAGCTGGTGATTAGCCCATTCTTCTACAAGAGATCTATAATCCTTACGAAAGAAGTCTTCTATTTCAGGAAGACTTTTAAGATTATCTCTGTTAAGAGCTTGCTGCATTTCTTCTGACTGTGGGTCCATACCCTGTGCCATAAGCATATTAGCCATTTCCATTTCAGCTTCAGCTAACAAAGTCTCTTCAATCATAGATCTTTTCATCTCATACATCTCATTGTATGAAACATCATCTACTGCACGGAAAGAAACTCTTGAATACTTCTTAGCAAACTCTCCCACTAAAACGTTAATAACGTTAGGGATAATAGGATAGAACTTAATCTCTAATGCAGTTTCATCTTCAGTAGTAAGCTGATCTACTAAATCTGCATATTCATTATCTTCTTCTACAATATAGTCAGTCTTGTCAATAATACCTTTAGCAAGCTTGTAGTTCTTAAGCAAACGTCTAGCATTTCTTTTAACCTGCTTGACACCCTCAAACTCATACCAGTCCATATTCCAAGCAGCCCACTCCTCATCCTTCTTATTTCTAGGTAAGAACTGTATAGGCTGGGTTAAAGTACCCAGTTTATTATGTTCTGCTTTTTGACCTGACTTGAGGTCCATTGCATTTAATACTCTCATATTGCTACACTATATGTGGTATGATCACTTAAAATATAAGTTTCCTCATATATCCTATCATCTATAATATCATAGTAGGAATATGAAATACTGTCTGCTTCTGCTGTGATCGTAATATTATCAAACATCAACGATAGTTTTTAAAAGGATTTCTTGGACGCGGCCTAGATCCTTTTGTTTTTGAGCCTCCTACATGTCTAAAGGGACTCATATTTAATTTATACAAATTATCTGTCTTATGCAAGTTTTCTTGCTGTTTCTCAACCCTTTTAGAGTATCCTCTATTAGATTGTTGAACCTTTGCAAAAGATACTAAAGCTGCAAAAGAAACCAGTCTATCCACGTTAAGTCCTGGATAGTATGCCATCATCTCTTTTAACAACATCTTATCTGGTATTCTACTAACACCATATGTTACAGATTTAGGTGTTCCGTTATCATCTAACTCTACATCTAACTCTTCTTTCAAAAACTGTATGGCGTAAGATATCATGTGATTCTTAAACAATGTTCCAGTATTCTTCCAACCATACTCTGCATATACAGACTTGTTACTACCTATATCTTTCAAAAAGAGTATCTGGTTTTTAGGTACAAGGTACTTCTGCTTTCTTTTAGAGATCATGTATTGAATAAATAAAGATATGTTATTCTCTACAATAGTCCATGCCTTATACCACTCAATGATATTCTCTAGTTCTTCATGTGTTCTGTTAAGATCATCATATCTACCACACCAAGTAGCTACAACCTTATCACGCTCTATAAAGCTCTCTACGCCATTTTCTGTCTGTCTGGTAACCTCCACTGGGTTCTTATATACAATAATGCTACAGAGGGAGTCTGAGGTGGTTGTCTTACCTTCACCTACGGGGTCAATACTTGCGTAGTAGGTTCCAAACTCTGCATTATCTGTAGGACGTTCATAAACACAGATAGCACCTCTCTTATCTTCAGTCTTTTTAGAAATAGGAAACTCAGTAATAGGAATACGTTTAGTCTTCTTAGCTGTCACTTTACCATCACCATCTCTTTCAAGATCTAAATATTCAATAGGATACTCATT